CAGCACCAAGGACTGATATAATCACGCCATGATCGTACGAAGCTTCGATGACTGGAAGGCCGCCGTGCGCGAGCACATGGCACAGACCGGACAGGTCACCAACGCGCTGGCCGTCCGCATGGACGCCGAGGACCGCATGGCAGCGCACAACGTGCGGTGCCTGCTTTCGGACGCCCCCAAGATCAGGCGCAAGGGCTGCAACCTCGCCAGCGCAATCGCCATCGCCGAATCCGTTGGACTCGAACTCCATCTTTCATACAAGAATGAAACCTGATGCCAAGCAAATCACCCGCACAGAGGCGCCTGATGCAGGCGGCAGCGCACTCCCGGTCGTTCGCAAAGAAGGTCGGCGTCCCTATGTCCGTCGCAAAGAAGTTCGTGCGAGCGGACAAGGCGAAGGCAGCCAAGCGCCGCGCCCGGTAGGCGAAACGCCCAGAAAGCGCGGTGGGCAAACGGTTTACACACAGGAATTGGCCGACGAGATCTGTCTGCGCCTGTCCAATGGCGAATCGCTCAACGCCATTTGTAAGACCACCGGCATGCCAGGCGAGGCAACCGTCAGGGACTGGCAGTTGAATGACCTGAACGGATTCGCCGCGAAGTACGCGCACGCGAGAATTGCACAAGCGCACCGTTGGGCTGAGGAGATCGTCACCCTGTCAGACATGACCCCCCCGCTTACCCCGGACGGTCGGTACGACTCTGGCGCCGTAGCTCACCAGCGCCTCATGGTCGATACGCGCAAGTGGTTGCTGTCAAAGGTGTTGCCCAAGGTGTATGGCGACCGCGTCAATCTGGACCACGCTGGCGAAATCACCCTGACCGTCATCACGGGCGTGCCAAGTGCCGATAAGTCTTGACTATAACCCTCGGCAGTGGCAGCGGGAATGTCACCTGAAGCGCAAGCGGTTCACCGTCCTAGCCCTGCACCGACGTGCTGGCAAGACGGAACTTGCCATCATGGAGCTTCTTGACAAGGCTCTGAAATGCAAGCAGCCGCTCGGGTTCTTCGTGTACATCGCTCCGTTCCTGCGCCAAGCCAAGGCCATCGCTTGGGCGCGTCTGAAGGACAAATTGCGCCCGATGCGCACGACTGGGGCCATCGACATCAACGAGGTGGATCTGGCCGTCGTGTTCAAACACAACGGCGCGACCATCCGCCTGTTCGGCGGCGACAACCCCGACGCCCTGCGCGGCGTCCGTCTCGACGGCTGCGTGATTGACGAGGTCGCCCAGATCAAGCCCGAGGTCTGGACCGACATCGTTCAGCCTGCCCTGTCCGACCGCAAGGGATGGGCGATGTTCATTGGCACGCCGTCTGGCATCAACCTGTTCAGCGAGCTTTTTTACCGCTCCAACGGCCTGGAGGACTGGTGGTCTGCCCTCTATACCGTCGATGATACGGACGCCATCGACCGTGACGAGGTCAAGCGCTTGCGCCGCGACATGCCAGAGTCGGCGTTCGCACGCGAGTACCTGTGCGACTTTAGCGCAGCCGGCGACGATCAGCTCATTACGCTGTCCGACGCTGAGTCAGCGGCACGGCGCCGATACTCAGACGGCGACATCGTGGACGCTCCGCTGGTTGTCGGCGTTGACCCGGCCCGGTTCGGTGATGACCGTAGCGTCATCATGCTGCGCCAAGGGCTAGTAGCGTTCGAGCCGCAGATTTACCGAGGCATCGACAACATGAGCCTGGCAGGCCGTGTAGCCAACGTCATCGAGGATCGCGACCCGGACGGCGTGTTCATCGACGTCGGCGGCGGGGCTGGCGTGATCGACCGCCTGCGCCAGTTGGGCTATGGGATTGTGGAAGTGAACTTCGGCGGCAAGCCCAACAACCCCGGCCTGTTCGTCAACAGGCGCACCGAGATGTGGTGGACGATGCGGGAATGGCTCGAGCAGGGCGGCTCGATTCCCAACGACCCGTTCCTGAAGGCCGAACTCGCCACCCCAACGTACTCGTACGACAGCAACGGAAGACGGGTGCTCGAGTCCAAGGACGAGATCAAGCGCCGGCTACAGGGTGGGGCGAGCCCGGACATCGCCGACGCGCTGGCGCTGACGTTCGCGTTCCCCGTCGGCAAGCAGCTCCCACGCGAGGTGCGCGACCGAATCGACACTCGTCCAGGCGACTACGACCCGTACGAGGGCATGCACAACCAGTAAGGCCGCAAATTCATGGTCAACATCTGCCTCATTCAGCCTAAGGATTTCATGCCCCTGATCCACGAACTGATGGCGGCTAACTGGGCGGAAACGGGATTTGATTTCCCATTCAATCCATCAGTAGAACAATATCAAACACTTGTCGATGCTAAACTCATGTTCGCGCTTGCGGCGTTTGATGAAAGTCGAATGGTTGGTTATTGCACAATGCTCGTCACACCGACAATGCACAACCCAGCAATCATCATCGCCGCAAACGATGCTTTGTTTGTCGATCCAGCATACCGAGGCGTTATCGGTGGTCGGATGATTCGCGTTGCAGAAGCAGAAGCAAGGTCACGAGGTGCGTGTCGCGTGTTGTGGCACACGAGATCTGGAACAAAGTTGCACGAGTCGATGGCGAAGCATGGATACCTTCCCGCAGATATCGTGATGATGAAGGAGCTTTGATATGGGAATTGAGATTGCAATCGCAGCAGCAGCAGCAGCGGCAGCAGCCGCAGGAACCGGATACGCCGTGTACGCCGGAGAACGGGCCGATAAGGCACAAGAGCAGGCGCTCGGCGAACAGCGCCAGGCTCAACAGCAGGCACAAGCACAGGCCGCATCGCAGCAGCGCCGCAGTGCGCAGGCTATGGCAGCAGCCAACCGCCGGCAGCCCGACATGAGCAGAATCATGGCGGGAGCAGCAGAGGGCGCAGGCGGCGGACCAACCAGCACCATGCTGACCGGGCCGACTGGCGTCAACCCGCAGGATCTGGCGCTCGGTCGCAGTTCACTCCTCGGAGGCTGACATGGCTGCGTTCGGCAACATCAGACCACCAGCCAGCGACCAAGGGACGGCAAATGCAGCCCGTCCGTGGCTGACTATTCCCAAGCAGCCAAGCGGTGGTAGTGGTGGATTCTTTGGTGGGAAACCGCAAGCAGAACAGCGTCCGTTGTTTTCGCTGATGAAGACCGAGGATCTGGTCAAACTCAGCGCAGAGGATCGAGAGGCATATTTCTCCGACTACGCCAAGTACGGAAACCCACTATCCGGATTGCGGTTGATGGCCGGACCAAACGGAAGTTTGATGGGTGCGCCGGGTGGCGGATTGATGGGCATCGCTACATTGATGGGCGCCGCACAGATGTCACTCGAGAACCAGCGGCAGGCGTTGAACGACATTTTGTACCCACGCGCACCAGGCGGTTTCCTGCCAAGGGCTGTTCAAAGTCAACGCACCCCTAACGCACCAGGCGCACGATGAGCGAATACACCGGCGACGCACAGTCCTACCCAAGCGCACCTACCCGCGACAAGCTGTTCACGCGGTGGGGGCAGCTCAAGTCTGAGCGTGCGTCGTGGCTCTCGCACTGGCAGGAGATTACGACCTACCTGCTCCCGCGCAACGGGCGCTACTTCCGCCAGGACCGAGACAAGGGCTGGCGCCGCCACAACAACATCTACGACAACACCGGCACCCGCGCACTGCGCACGCTCGGCGCTGGCATGATGGCTGGCGCGACCAGCCCGGCACGGCAGTGGTTCAGGCTGGCAACCGCCGACCCGGAACTGAACTCCTACCAGCCCGTCAAGTTGTGGCTCGATGACGTGACGCGCCGCATGCAGTTGGTCTTCCAGAAGTCCAACACCTACCGCGCCCTGCACACGATGTACGAAGAGCTCGGTGCGTTCGGCACTGCCACGAGCATCGTGCTGCCCGACTTCAAGAACGTCATCCACCACTACCCCGTCACGACTGGCGAGTTTTGCATCGCTACCGACGCGCAGGGCCGCGTTGACACGCTGTACCGCGAGTTCGAGATGACGGTCGCCGCGATGGTCAAGGAGTTCGGCTACAAGAACTGCTCCACGACCGTGCGCAACATGTACGACCGTGGCACGCTCGACCAGTGGATTCCAGTCATCCACGCCATCGAGCCGCGTTCCGACCGCGACCACAAGAAGCGCGACAACAAGAACATGCCGTGGGGTTCG